GACAGGGATTTTCGTGGTGTGTGCACACAAATTGATCTTATCATTCGAAAAAGGCTGCAAGACCCTCTCAGTCACCTACGGTGACAGCTCTCCCAAAGGGAGAGCCAAGGGGCTGCACCCCATTACATAGTATGTTGATATGAGAAATGGAGCGTATCTGTATCGATACGCTCCATTGACTGTTTTATGAACACCCATCTAACCGTCCCGGTTTTTTGCGCTATCTTACAGGCCGAGCTTCTGCTCGAGCTGTTCCTTGGACTGCGCGCCGACAGCCGCAGCGACGACGGCGTTATCCCGCAGCAGCACGAGCATCGGAATGCTCTGCACGCGGAAGGCCTGCGCCAGCTCCGGCTCTTCGTCGACATTGACCTTGCCGACGGCAATCTCGGGATGGGCTGCGGCGATCTCCTCGACAACGGGGGAGACCATGCGGCACGGGCCGCACCACTCCGCCCAGAAATCCAGCAGCACGGGCTTGTCCGCCCGCGCGACGAGCTCATCATAATTGGTCGCTGTGATCTTCAGCATGGGATGCTTCCTCCTTTATGGGGTCTTTTGTTTTATAGTACAGCATGCAATGGCAGTACCCCTCAAAATTGGGATCCTTCATCTGCTCGCGGAATTCCTTGCAGATGCACTTGTTGTCCTCGGTCTTTTCGAGCCTGCAGGGACAGTAGCCCCCACGGCGGCGAAGCCCCTCGCGGATCTGCGCGACGAGCTCCTTGTCTTCATTCAGACGGATGGCCATATGCGTCGCCTCTTTCTTTTTCGGGGCCGCATCCTTCCAGCGGCTCCTTTCTGATATTCCTATCGTACCACGGCGCGGCGAAGAATCGGTGACGGATTTATGAATTTTTCAGCGCCGCCTGATACTCCAGATACTCGTCGTATGTCCCGAGGCGGTCGCAGATCGTGCCGTCCGGGCGGAATTCAATGATGCGGTTCGCCACGGACTGCAGCATCTCGTGGTCGTGGCTGGCCAGCAGGATATTTCCCGGGAAGGCGATGAGGCCCTTGTTCACGGCCTGAATGGACTCCATGTCCAGATGGTTCGTCGGCTGATCGAGCAGGATCACGTTCGCTCCCGAGAGCATCATGCGCGAGAGCATGCAGCGGACCTTCTCACCGCCGGAGAGCACCTTAACGGATTTGAACACATCCTCGCCGGAGAACAGCATCCGCCCGAGGAAGCCGCGCAGATACACGTCATCCTTCTTTTCGGAGAACTGGCGCAGCCAGTCGACAAGCGTCTCGTCGTGGCCGTCGAAATACTCGCTGTTGTCCTTGGGGAAGTAGCTCTGTGACGTGGAAACGCCCCATTTGACCGTGCCCTCATCCGGCTCCAGCTCGCCCATGAGGATCTTGAACATGGTCGTCTGCGCGACCTCGTTCTCGCCGACAAAAGCGATCTTGTCGCCGCGGTTGACGATGAACGAGACCTTGTCCAGCAGCTTCACGCCGTCGACGGTCTTCGAGACGTCCGTCACGAACAGGATGTCCTTGCCGACCTCGCGCTCCTGCGTGAACCCGACAAAGGGATAGCGGCGGGACGAAGCAGGCATCTCCTCGACGCTGAGCTTATCGAGCAGGCGGCGGCGGGCCGTGGCCTGTTTGCTCTTGGCCTTGTTGGCAGAGAAGCGGGAGATAAAGGCCTGCAGCTCGGCGATCTTTTCCTCATTGCGCTTGTTCTTGCTGCGAATGAGGTTCTGCATGAGCTGGCTCGACTCATACCAGAAGTCGTAGTTGCCGACATACATGCGGATCTTTCCGTAGTCGATATCGACGATATGTGTGCAGACGGTATTCAGGAAATGGCGGTCGTGGCTCACGACGATGACAAGGCCGTTGTCCTCGTAGTCCAGGATGAAATTTTCCAGCCAGTTGATGGACTCAATGTCGAGGTTGTTCGTCGGCTCGTCAAGCAGGATAATGTCCGGCTGACCGAACAGGGCCTGTGCCAGCAGGACCTTGACCTTGATGCGGCCGTCGGTGTCGGCCATACGGTCGTTGTGCAGCTCCACGGGCACACCGAGGCCCTGCAGAATGCGGCTGGCATCTGATTCAGCCTCCCAGCCGTTCAGCTCTGCAAACTCCGTCTCCAGCTCCGAAGCCAGCAGGCCGTCCTCATCGGAAAAATCAGGCTTGGCATACAGAGCGTCCTTCTGCTTCATGATATCATACAGGCGCTGGTTTCCCATGATGACCGTGTCGAGGATGGTATAGGCATCGTAACGGAACTGGTCCTGCTTCAGGACGGACATGCGCAGGCCCGGCTTGATGGAGATCGTGCCCTTCGTGGAGTCCAGCTCGCCCGAGAGCAGCTTCAGGAATGTGGACTTGCCCGCACCGTTTGCGCCGATCACACCGTAGCAATTGCCGGCGGTAAACTGCAGATCGACATGCTGGAACAGGAACGTTCCGCTATATTGCAGCGCAAGATCGCTGATCGTAATCATTGGAATCACCTCGGCAACAGTGTACCACAGATTCTGCAGAAAAGAAAGTGTAAAAAAATTGTGACAGCTCTTGCAAAACACGGAAAAGCGGCTATAATAGGATTTAGCACTCAGGCACCAAGAGTGCCAATACGAAATAAGGAAGTTGATCCATATGGAAAAGAAACAGTTTCAGGCAGAATCGAAACGCCTGCTGGACCTGATGATCAATTCGATCTATACACACCGCGAGATCTTCCTGCGCGAGCTGATCTCCAACGCCTCCGATGCCATCGACAAGCTGGCCTATCAGGCCCTGACGGACGACACCGTCGGCTTGAGCCGGAGCGATTTTGCTATTCATCTGTCCACGGATGAGGGAGCGCGCACACTGACCGTTTCCGATAACGGTATCGGCATGACCCGCGAGGAGATGGAGGAGAACCTCGGTACCATCGCTCACAGCGGTTCACTCCGCTTCAAGAAGGAAATGGAGAAGAGCGATGATATCGACATCATCGGTCAGTTCGGCGTCGGCTTCTATGCCGCATTCATGGTCGCCGAGAAGGTCACGGTTATTTCCCGCCGCTTCGGCAGCGACGAGGCCTGGAAGTGGGAGTCCGAGGGCGCAGACGGCTACACCATGGAGCCGTGCGAGCGCGCAGCCGCCGGTTCCGACGTCATCCTGACGCTCAAAGCCGACACGGACGAGGACAAGTATTCCGATTATCTGTCCGAATACCGCCTGCGCAGCCTTGTCCGCAAATACTCCGACTACATCCGCTATCCGATCCGCATGGAGGTCTCCAGCCAGAAGCTCGTGAACGAGCCGAAGAAGGGCGAGGAGCCGAAGTATGAGACCGTCCGCGAGGAGCAGACGCTCAACTCCATGATCCCAATCTGGCAGAAGGCCAAGAAGGATGTCACGGAGGAGGAGTACAACAACTTCTATCACGAAAAATTCTTCGACTACGAAAAGCCGCTGAGCGTGCTGCACTTCGGCGTCGAGGGCGCCGTGACCTATAAGGCCCTGCTGTATATCCCGGCAAAGGCCCCGTACGACTTCTACACCCGCGACTATAAGGCCGGTCTGCAGCTTTATTCCTCCGGCGTGCTCATCATGGAAAACTGCGCCGACCTGCTGCCGGAGCACTTCCGCTTCGTCCGCGGCGTGGTCGACACGCAGGACCTGAGCCTGAACATCAGCCGCGAGATGCTGCAGCACACGAGAGAGCTGAAGGTCATCGCCGCCAACCTCGAAAAGAAGATCAAGGCCGAGCTGGAGCGCATGCTGAAGGACGACCGTGAGAAATATGAGACATTCTATGCCGCCTTCGGCCGCCAGCTGAAGTTTGGCCTCGTCTCGGACTACGGCATGCACAAAGACCTGCTGCAGGACCTCGTGGAGTTCCGTTCCGACAAAGAGGGGAAGGACATCACGCTCAAGGAATACTGCGACGCCATGCCCGAGTCCCAGAAGCACATTTACTTTGCCACCGGCGACAGCGCAGCGCGCCTTTCGCAGCTTCCGCAGACCCAGCTGCTGCGTGAGCGCGGCTTTGACGTGCTGCTCATGACGGAGCAGGTCGACACGTTCATTCCGCAGACGCTCAATACCTACGCCGAGCATGAGTTCCGCAACATTCTGACCGACGACCTCGACCTTGCAACCGAGGAGGAGAAAAAAGCCGCCGAGGAGAAGGCCAAGGCCTTCCAGTCCGGCGTGGACTTCCTGAAGGAGAGCCTCGGTAAGAAGGTCAAGGACGTACGCGTTTCGACGGAGCTGGGCAGCCATGCCGTGACTATGGTCCCGGACGGCGGCATGAGCTTCGAGATGGAGAGGTACATGCACACGGTCGACCCGTCGTCCGATTATCACTGCGGCCGCATTCTGGAGGTCAACCCGGAGCATCCGCTGCTGCAGCGTCTGTCCGAGAGCAGGGAATCCGATCCGGAGCGCGCCAAAAAACTGGCAGAGCTTCTCTACGATCAGGGCCTGCTGATGGCAAACCTCCCGCTCGAAGACCCGACGGCCTATACGGATCTCGTCTGCGAGCTGATCGGCTGAGCCAAGTCCATCTCTGCGTAAAGCGCGAAACAGAATATGCTCCCTCTATGAGAGACAGTGAAGTAAAGATCACCATCCTCATATGGGGAGCATTTCTATGCCGCACACGGAAAAGCTGCGCGCAGCCGCATCCCGGTCTTATCCATCCCGCTCCGGGAAAAACGGCTGGAGCTCCTGCCACAGGCCGATGGCGCAGCGGCAGCCATGTGCCGCTGCGTGCGCCAGCTTCTGCCGGAGCGACTCCGGCGTGTCAAAGTAGCGCAGGCCCGCCGGGCTTTTCTCGCAGCTGCACAGCGCGGCCGGGAGCATGCCGCCGGGATAGGGGAGCGGCGGGGCCGGAAGCTCTGCCTCCCACGGCGTCAGCTCCAGCGCCCAGCCGTTCGGGAAGCGCCGCTCCGCCGACCGGACAAAGCCGTCCCATGCATTGCAGGGCCGCAGGCAGGAGAGGACCGGCAGCGCTTCCGGCGCAAAGGCGTGATAAGCCGCGGGCAGCAGCATCGGGGCATTCCCGAGCCGCCGCTGCAGGCCCTGCGCCACGGCGCGGTGCACGGGGCCGGGCGTGCGCAGAAAATCCAGACAACACCCCCCGCCGCACCGGGCCGCAAGCCGGTCCAGCGTCTCCTCCGGAACGCGCTGCGGCAGGACGGCGTCGTCGATGACGGCCATATGTCCCTGCAGCGGGCACGCCGGGATGCGGGCCCCGCCATCCGGCAGAAAGCCGAGGCCGAGCACGGCGGCCCGGCCGGTAAATGTTGCAATTTCTTTACAATTTGCCGCCAAATACACCGGAACAGGCAATAGACAAACCTCCCCCTGCGTGCTATAATAAGGAGAACCCTGAACATGGGAACCTCAGAATCAACCTATGGAATACCCGAGGAGAATATGCTGTCATTTTTACCTGACTTCATTTTCCAAACCATCACGCAGATCCGCCCGGCGTTTCTTCGTGAGCACGGCATCCGTCTGCTGCTGATGGACTTTGACAACACCATGCTTCCCTACACGACGGACCGGCCGGAGCAGCCGCTTCTGGACTGGATCGCCGGGATGCAGGATGCAGGCATCACGCTTTGCATCGTCTCCAACAGCCATAAGCAGCGCGTGCCGCATTTCTCGCAGCAATATCACGTTCCCTGCGTGACGCATGCCGCCAAGCCCGGCACACGCGGCATCCGGGAGGCCATGGCCCGCTACGGAGCCGCTCCGCAGCAGACCGCACTCGTGGGCGACCAGATCTATACCGATGTGCTCGGCGCAAAGCGCGCCGGGATCACGGCGATCGCCGTGCGATCCATTCATAATCATACCGTCTGGCTGAAGCTGCGGCACCTGCTGGAGCTGCCGTTTCTCGCCATGGCGCGAAAAAGGAGAGTAGAAACATGACCAATCTGGAAAAATACCGTTCTCTGCTGCACGACGGCGTGCAGGGCCTTCTGCTGACCTCGCGCTACAGCCGCATGTATGCGGCGGAATTTGACATCGCCGAGGGCGTTGCCGTTGTTTCCGCGCAGGGCGCTCGCTATTTCACCGACAGCCGCTACATCGAGTCCGCGCAGAAGAACCTCAAGGGCTTTGAGGTCGTGGAGATCGGCCTGAACAACCCGATGATGCAGGCGCTGAAGACCACGCTGGACAAGTTCGGCGTGGAGACGCTCGGCTTTGAGGACGAATATCTCACCGTCGCAGAGCTCAACGGCTTTGAGGCCGCGCTTCCCGCCAAGTTCGTTCCGCTGCAGAAGGAGATCAACGCCTTCCGCGCCAGCAAGGAGGACTGGGAGCTTGCCCGCATGCGCAAGGCGCAGGAGATCACGGACCGCGCCTTTACTGAGGTCTGCACCCGTATCCATACCGGCATGACCGAGAAGGAGCTTGAGGCTGAGCTGATCTACTGCCTGTATAAGAACGGCGCAGAGGGCCTGTCCTTTGACCCGATCGTCGTCTCCGGACCGAACACGAGCATGCCGCACGGCGTCGCCGGGAGCCGCGTCCTGCAGGACGGCGACTTCGTGACCATGGACTTCGGCGTGCTGTATCAGGGCTACTGCTCCGATATGACCCGTACCGTCGCCCTCGGCCATGCGACCGAGGAGATGCGTAAGGTCTACGACACCGTCCTGCGCGCCCAGCTCGCCGGTATTGCGGCCAGCCACGCAGGAGCGAGCGGCAAGAGCATCGACGGCGCTGCCCGCGACATCATCACGGAGGCCGGCTACGGCCCGTATTTTGGCCACAGCTATGGCCACAGCCTCGGTCTCGAGATCCACGAAGCGCCGAATTGCACCCCGCGCAACGAGAACCCGATCCCTGCCGGCGCTGTGTGCTCCGCAGAGCCGGGCATCTACATTCCGGGCAAATTCGGCGTCCGCATCGAGGATGTCGTGATCTTCCGCGAGGGCGGCTGCGAGGTCATCACGCACAGCCCGAAGGAGCTGACCATCCTTTAAGCGGTGATAACTCAGAGAAATTTGCTGAAAGACTTGAATTTCTTTGACAAATCGGTTAAAATAGAAACGCATTTTTTTACCTTCGGAACAGATATGGTATTCGAGAGGAACACAGGAGGATAAACCAATGATTTCAGTCAGTGATTTCCGGAACGGCGTTACGTTTGACATGGACGGCAAGGTGATGCAGATCATCGAGTTCCAGCACGTCAAGCCCGGCAAGGGTGCAGCCTTTGTCCGCGTCAAGATGCGCAATGTCATCACCGGCGGCGTTACCGAGACGACGTTTAACCCGAACGACAAGTATCCCACCGCTTACATCGAGCGCAGAAAGATGGACTATTCCTATAACGACGGCAACCTGTATTATTTTATGGATCCGGAGACGTTCGAAATGACGCCGGTCGACGAGAACATTCTCGACGCCAGCTTCAAGTTTGTCAAGGAGAACGACCAGTGCACGATCCTGTCCTACAAGGGCAACGTGTTCAGCGTCGAGGCTCCGAACTTTGCCGATCTCGTCGTCACGAAGACCGAGCCGGGCCTTGCAGGCAACACCGCCACCAACACGCTGAAGCCCGCTACGCTTGAGACCGGTGCCGAGGTCCGCGTGCCCCTGTTCATCAACGAGGGCGACAAGATCTCTATTGATACCCGCACGGGCGAATATCTGGGCCGCGCCAAGGGCTGATCCGGCCCACATCTGGAAAGGAGAACGCTATGAATCTCTCTGAAAAGTCCGCATATCTGAAGGGCCTGATGGACGGCCTGAAGCTGGACCAGGAGGCCCCCGAGGGCAAGATGATCTCCGGGATCGTCGAGCTGCTGCAGGAGGTCACCGGTGCAATTGGCGATCTGCAGGAAAACGCCGAGGCTGTCTCGGATGAGCTCGATGAGATTGAGGATGATCTCGACGCCATCGAGGATTACCTGATGGACGACGATGACGAAGAGGACGGCTTCATGGACGACGACGGCGAAGACTTCGACTATGACGACGACACCATGTATGAAGTGACCTGCCCGAAGTGCGGCGAGGTTCTCCATCTGGACGAGGAGACGCTCCTCAACGATTCCGTCGACTGCCCGAAGTGCGGCGAGCCGCTCGAGTTCGAGTTCGACGAGGACGACGGTCTCTGATCCTCATACGCAAAACGCAGGCGCGAAGCAGATCCCTCTGCTCCGCGCCTGTTTGCACATCGGGCTGTACTGCGGCATAGTCTGGCCGGGAGGTGAGTGCCATGCGGCAGCGGCTTGAGCGGCTTCTTTGCGTCAAGTCTCTTGTGACGATCGCCCTGACCGTCGTATTCTGCAGGCTGGCCGTGACGGGCGCAGTCAGCGCGCAGCAGTTCCTCACGATCTTTACGGTCGTGATCTCGTTTTATTTCGGCACGCAGGTGGAGCGGCGTTCGACCGGCGGCTGAATACAGCAAATCCCCGGCCGTCCGAGGGGGATGGACGACCGGGGATCCGCTACAGAAATGAGAGAGGGGAAAATAAAAAGAGAGATAAAAATGAAAAGATGGACCAGTAAGCCCGTTACCGCGGCAGGTTCGGTATCGTTCTTACGAGTATGAGTATACCGGGGACATTTGAAAAATCTATGAACGAAGTCGGAATAAATTGAGAATCCGCAAAATTTGTCGAACGCGCGCAGTCTATCACAGATAATTTGGAGGAGCCTATGAAAAAAGCCTACCTGACCCTTGACCCGCGGCGCGAGCCGGACGGCACCCTCTGCCGCACCGGCCTGCGCCGCTCCGCGCCCGTTGTGCTTCTGCCGGGTGATCCGCAGCGCAGCCGCAAGATGGCCGCGCTGTTCGCAGAGGCCTCGTTTACGGCCCACCGGGGAACATTTGCGACCTATACCGGCAAAACACCGGGCGGCGCGGATATCGCCGTCACAAGCAGCGGCATGGGCTGTGCCTGCGTTGCCGCCGCACTGGAGGAGCTTGCTGCCGCGGGAGCGGAGGCCGTTATCCGTGTGGGCACCTGCGGCGGCGTGCAGCCCGATCTGGCCCCGGGGACCATCGTCATTGCCAGTGGCTGCGTCCGCGGCGAGGGCGCAAGCTATGAGCTTGTGCCGCCGGAATTCCCGGCCGTTGCAGACCCGCTGCTCGTCCGCGCGCTGTGCAGCGCTGCGCAGGAGCTGGACGAGCCCGTGCGCGTCGGCCTGTACCGCAGCCACGATGCGTTCTATATGGAGTCCAAGGCCGCCCATCCCGGTCTGCGGGAGCGTATGCAGAAATGGATCGACACCGGCGTACTTGTCGTGGAGAACGAGTCCGGCCTGCTTTTCACCTATGGCCACCTGCTCGGCCTTCGCGCCGCGAGCATCTGCGTCGCGCTCGGCTCCATGTTCGCAGACCCGAACGCCAACGTCTACGGGGCCTATGCCGACCCGGAGCATCTGGCGCGCCGGATCGAAACTGCCACGCGCATTGCCATGCGCGCAGCCGAGCTGCTGGAGGGATCGAAATGAGCTTTGGAAGTCAGAAACTTGTCCATACCGACGGTACGATGCACCACCTCGGCATCGATGCCGTGACGCCGCGCGTCATTCTTGTGCCGGATCCGCAGGAGGTCCCGCTCTATGCCGCGCTGCTGGAGGGCCCCGTGCAGCAGGGCTGCTATCGCGAATATGCGACCTGGCAGGGCACATGGCGCGGCGAACCGCTCACGGTGATGAGCTGCGGCTTCGGCTGTATGCCTATGGCCATCGCCGTGGAGGAGCTGCACCATCTCGGCGCGGAGTCCCTCATCAAGATCGCGGCCTGCCCCGCCATCCAGCCGGAGCTGGAGCCGGGCACGCTGCTGGCAGCCTCCGGCGCGGTCCGCGGTGAGGGCGCGACGCGCGAATACATCGACCCGTCCTATCCCGCCGTGGCGGATATGCCCCTGCTCGGCGCGCTGCTGAGCTGCGGCGTACCCGATGCAGGCCTGTTCCGCAGTCACGACTGCACATCGCTCGAGACGCCGTGGGCCCCCGGCGGCCCGGCGCGCATTGCCCGCTGGGCAGAGCTTGGCGTCAGTGCGCTGGACGGCGAGACGAGCGCCCTGTTCGTGCTGGCATCCATTCTCGGCATGCATGCGGCCTCGCTGGCCTATCTTGCAGAAAACTATGCAACCGGTGCAGCCGCTCCGATGGACGCACAGGCGCGCGGGCGGCTGTTCACGGCAGCGGCGGAGGCACTGCGATGCTGCTGATCCGCGGGGCAATGCTCCCCGATTTCGAAACAGGAACGACCACGCAGGCCGACGTCCTCATCCGGGACGGCCGCTTTGCGGCGATCGCACCCCATCTGGAGGCTGATTGCCCCATTGTCGAGGCATCTGGTCTTCTGATGCTGCCCGGCATGGCTGATCTGCACACGCACATGGTGCAGAGTCTGACGCAGGGCCCGCTCGACGACCTGAACATCACGCAGTGGCTCACGCGCATGCTCCGGGCACAGTGGTCGCTCACGGAGGACGAGTGGTACTATGGCGTGCTGCTCGGCTGTCTGCGGAGCATCCGCTATGGCGTGACGGCCATCAATGAAATGACCTACTATCCGCACATCGACGCTGTTGTGCAAGCCTATCAGGACGCCGGTCTGCGCGTGACCTTCGGCATCGGCGCGACGGATATCGCCGAGAACGACCAGATCCGCGTCACGCCGGTGGACGAATGCCTGCGGCAGGCGGAGGAGCTGTACCACAAATGGCACGGCAGGGGACTGCTGCGCACGGCTGCCGTGCCGCAGGGACGTCCGGCCTGCACGCCGGAGCTAATGCGGGCCCTCAAGCAATTTGCGCGCGAGCGCGGCCTGCTCTACCACACACATCTTGCTGAGGGGAAGGCCGAGACGGAACGTATCCGAGCTTGGACCGGCCGCGGAGAGGCGGAGGAGCTGGCGCATCTCGGTGTCCTGGATGAGTCCACGATCCTTGCGCACTCCATCTGGCTCACGCAGGAGGAGATCACGCTGCTGGCACAGTCGCACGCCGTTGTGGCGCACTGTCCCTCGACAAATATGAAGCTGTCGGACGGTGCGCCGCCCATTGCGGAGCTGCTGGCATCCGGCGCGCGCGTCGGCTTCGGCTGCGACGGCGAGGCTTCCAGCGCAAACCGTGACCTGCTGCGCGAGGCTCGGCTCGGCAGCTACCTGCAGAAGGTCCGCACGCTCGACCCGACAGTGCTCCCGGCAGGGCAGTGCTACGCCATGCTGACGGAGCAGGGAATGCGTGCGCTCGGCTATCGAGACGTCGGCCGTATTGCAGAGGGCTGGCAGGCGGATTTCTCCCTTGTGCGGACGGAGACACTGTGCACGGTGAACCGGCGTCGCATTCTGACGAATCTGCTCTATGCCGGAAGCGGCGAGCAGATCGACAGCGTCTATGTGCAGGGCAGGCCGCTTCTCCGGAACGGGCAGTTCGTGCACCATGATCTGGAGCATATCCTGCAGCGCTGTGAGGAGATCACGGCGCGCATTGAGCGCACGCTGGCATAGCATATTCCCCGGCAGGCCAAAACACACCTGCCGGGGAACCAATTTTCCGGTCTGTGAAAAATAGGGCTTGATTTTTTCAGATCCTGTGCTATAATATTCGTGCTACGGAGGCTTAGCTCAGCTGGTTAGAGCGCCTGCTTCACACGCAGGAGGTCGATGGTTCGAGTCCATTAGTCTCCACCATACTTGAGAAATCCGAACTTGATTCCGATAGGGAATGGGTTCGGATTTCTTGTTTTTATCAAGGACATTGAAGTTTAGTTTCGGGATAGAATAACATCAAATTCAGGAGGATATACCCATGGAAAAGCTCATAAGCTGCGCGTTCAATATGGATACCGCCTGTGTGGAGCTTCGCTTCACGGACGGGAGCATTTGCTCCATCGACTGCACCGCCGTAGAGAATGAAGTGGCGGACAATCGCTTCCAGCGGTCAGAGCTGGACTATCTCATCTACAACGACCCGCTGGCCTATGCAGACCTCGTTCTGAATGGCGACGTTGAGGCGTATCTGAACGCTGTCACAGAATACCAGACCTACGAAAAATGAATATGAAAAGGGAGTGTGCCGAGCGCACTCCCTTACTTTTTCATGCCGTCTTTCTGTCTTGTTCTCTTGTGTCTTCAGCGTCTTTCTTCTCGTTCCACATCGCCAGTTGCGCCTGACCTTCATCGCTTTCATAGTACGCCTGGATCATGGGCAGCAGGCAGCGGGCGATGCGTTCAATGGCGTAATCAGGAATCTCCATGCCACTGTTTTTCTGACCGCTGAATGTTGACATCGATTCGTTTCTTCTCCTTTCCGAGCATGATCGCTCTCTTTTGAAATGAAAAGCAGACACGCTGTCAAGCAAGGCTTGCGGTGTCTGCATGGTGTCGTGTGTCTGAAATTATGGATTCATTATAGCAGCAATTTAGTTAAACGTCAACAGCTAAGGGAACGCGGTCAAGAGCCGATAAAAACCGAATACAGCCGACAGGGACGTTTCCAACAAGGAATGCTTCATCGGAGCGGTTTCTGTTCGAAAATCCTCAATTTCCCTAAGTCAAGAGCCAGAAAAATCGAGCGAAAAACGGCACTCTTGAGGGAGCAGCGCCAGAGAGATAGCAAAACGGACAGCGGCAATCAATGGTCAAGATGAACGCTTCGCGCCATTGACAGCCGCCGCCCGTTTCGCTTTTCGGCAGACAAGGCGGGTAGGCACAGCTTGTGCCTGCCCGCCGGAACCAATTTTATATCCTCGTTCAGGTTAAGTTTACCACTTGCCCTTTTTCAGCCTTCCGCCAATTAGAATACCGGCAAAAAGAATGACGGCAGTCAATGCGGAAATCCAGATTGGCGAAAGCACCCATATCCAGTGCCACTTAATCACGCCTGACAGCTTCAGAACAATGAATACAATCGTCAGGATGGATACGATGCCAAGCCCGCCTTGCTTTGTTTTTGTGTTCATAACAGTCCTCCTGAGAATGAAGTTTGACGTTCTTTAACTCCAACGGTCACCTAACTTGACAGCCGCCCCACTCCACTGCCGTGAAGCCGGTGCGCACCGGGGCGGTGAGATTCTGAGCGGAAATATCCACGGCGCTCTCAAGCGGCTTCCACGCCATAAATACCCGCAGCAGCGTATCGGGTGCTGGCTCAATGGATACCTGCGCCGATTGCGTATAGCTGTCGGACTGAAATGCAATGAGATTGTAAGGATTCTCTTTCATTAGCGGCAGCCAGTAAACGATAAACTCATTTGCTTCCTTCCGGGTAAGTCCCAACTGGTTCAAGGTGTTCTCCAGAAAAGCGGCGGTGTCGCTTCCGGCTACACAGAAGCCCTTGGAAAAATCATAAGCAACGCTGTTTACGCCCTCCCAATAAAGATAGTTGTACGTTTGCCCGTCGGCGTCTGTCAATGTGCCGTCAGGACTGGCAGAAACCTTCCAGCCGTCATTGTAGGCAGGATATGTGCAGGTCAGTTCTCCGGCATAGTTCAATTTCACAGTGACCTCAGTTTCCTTCTCCGGGTAAAGATAAATGACAGGCTTCGCGTCGTATTGCTCAGCATCGGAGTTCTCGGCAGCTTCCATGGTGGGCAACACCCAGACCGTATAACGCCCCCAATAAACCTCAGATGAGGCTACTTCATTTCGGCTCCCATCAGTAAACAGGTAGCTGCTCCCAGCCTGTTCGACAAATTCCATCCCTGTTTTTTCCTGATAATACTCAAGCAGCTCCGGGCATTCGCCACGCTTGGAGATATAGACGCCCTTTGCTTCATCCACCGCCACATAGGGGTTCTTTTCAGAAATCCGGGCAGCCGCTGCAAGATAAGGAATGGGATTGCCGCGCTGAAAAATTACAGCCCGGTTCAAATAAACAACGGATGATGCAATCACTACAAAAGCCACGAGGATCGCAATCCATAACTTCTTTTTCTTCATACTGTTCACCTCCAAAAATCAGGTCGGTTGCTTTTGCTTTGTCGGCGGGCAGAAGGATTGTTCAAATCACTTATAACTATCCAATATGATTGTACTATGCAAGGTGCGAGTTTTTCAATTCCCCACTCCACCTCTTGCAGCTAAATTTCAGCAAGGAGTTTGTCAAGGGTGGCTTGAATTTCCGCCTTATCGGTTTCATTTCCGAATACACGGAGCGCGTAAAACACATTGTCTTTTACCCAGTAGGCTGTGGAATCAAAATAATCCCCATTGTAATACCCGATGTTGTTTGTTCCGTTGACGGCCATAATCAACACGACAATGCCGGAGCCAGTCGTTACGGTGTCCTGCTCGTATGTGGCATACCCGGTGTAGACGCTCCCTATGGTAAATGATTCGGTGCTTGAAGAAACCGTTTCCGTCAGCGTTATCCGCACATCACCATCCTTGTATCCGGCGATAACACTTACTTCACCGAGCTTTCTGTCTGCGGTCTGGGATGCGTTGGCGGTTGCCTGAACGTGAGCTGTTGGTGTTTGGGAATCTACGTGCTCCATTCCAAAGTATCCGGTTTTATTGAGCCAGTCAAGCGTTTCAAGGGGATTATACAAGGTGAAGCCGATTGCTTCTTCGCAGTCATCCCATGTGTCGGTTTGAATATCGACAACGCCCCATAGCTTGCTTGATGTACACTGCTGTTCTTTGGTCATACTGTCGAATTCATCCCATTCCTGCGAAAGCTTTTCCGCAATCGGCTGACCGACAGAAGATAAATCTGTGGCAGGTAGCAATGCTTCAACCTGATAGGAAGATTCCTTTTCGCCAGAAATCATTCCAATGATTTGCACATCGGCGGCGTTGGTAACAGGTCGGCTCTTGCCCGTTGAGCCGGGCGACGGAGCGGTAGTGCAGCCTGCCAATGATAAAACAAATACAGCAACGGCGATTAACACAGAATATCGTTTCACAGAAAGCACCTCCTTGTGCGTGATGGGCGTGGTGTATGAATAAACCTATCCAATATGATTATACCATGCAAAGCGCGAACTTTTCAATTCCCATCTCCGCTCAAATATGCAACATTTCTATGAACGCCGCGACGCTTCACCGCATTATATGCCCTCCCACAGCCAAGTTCAAACAGGAAGATTTGCAGAACCGGAAACGAACTGGCAAGCAGGGCAAAGCGGTACCCACTTTGCTGCTTGCCGCCGCGCGAATCCTGCCGGCTTCACACTTGGCAAGCAAGGTGGCTTGGAGCCACTTTTCGCTTGTTGGGGAAATTTGTCCCCAAGCCCCTTTGAACGATTTTTGCAAAATCGGCTGCGCTCCTGCGGAGCTTTCTTCGCCTGCGGCGCATCAGGAAATTGCGGCGTTATGTGAATGTGTCATTGACATATTCTCTGTTTCCGGGTATACTTGAAACAGAAAAGGAGGTGACGCAGCCTTGAAAATCATCGGTGAACGGCTCAGGAGCTTGCGCGAAAGCGTCAGGCTCTCGCAGGCGAAGCTGGCAAAGGAATTTGACGTTTCCCAATCCGCCCTTGCCCGGTATGAAATCGACGATTCCACGCCCTCCCCGGAGGTTTTTCTGAAATACGCCGACTACTTTGACGTGTCGCTGGACTACATTTTCGGCAGGACGGACGACCCACACGGCATGATCTATAACAACTGTGTGAAGCTCGGCCTGAACAATCCCGAAATGGCGCGGTTCGTGGAAATGTGCTTCGACCCCGGCTCGGCTATGAACGAACGATTGAAGGCAACGCTTGTGCAGATGCTCTCGGAGGTGGATACAAAATGAAAGCAGTGATTTACGCCCGCTATTCCTCGGACAGCCAGCGAGAAGAATCCATTGAAGGTCAGCTCCGTGAATGTGCCGCCTTTGCCGAGAAAAACGGAATCACGGTATTGCGGCATTACATCGACCGCGCGTATTCTGCAAAGACCGATAACCGCCCGGAGTTCCAGAGCATGATAAAGGACAGCGGCAAGCGGCTGTTTGATATAGTGATCGTCTGGAAGCTAGACAGGTTCGCGCGAAACCGCTATGACAGCGCCCGGTACAAGGCCACACTTAAAAAGAACGGCGTGAAGGTGGTATCCGCCACTGAGATTATTTCAGAGGGCGCGGAGGGCATCATTCTCGAATCCGTCCTCGAAGGCTATGCGGAATACTACTCCGCCGACCTCTCCGAAAAGGTCATTCGCGGCATGACAGACAACGCCCTCAAGTGTAAATTCAACGGCGGCATGATGCCCATTGGCTATGTGATCGACGCAGAACAGCACTTTCAGATCGACCCGCTGACCGCACCATTCGTGCTGGAAGCCTTCAAGCGATATGACGGCGGAGAAACCATTTCCTCCATTATGAATTGGCTGAACGAGCAGGGGCTTACCAACACGCGGGGGCAGAAAATGACATTCAATAGCGTGGGGCATATACTCCACAACCGGCGATATATCGGGGAGTTCCGATACCGCGATGTGATCGTGCCGGACGGCATCCCCGCAATCGTACCGCAAGACCTCTTTGACCGGGTGCAGGAGAAGCTGGCGAAGAACAAAAAGGCCCTGGCGCGTCACAAGGCCGAGGACGATTATCTGCTGACAACCAAGCTGTTCTGCGGCTACTGCGGGGCCTATCTCTGCGGCGAGAGCGGCACAAGCCGCAC